TGTGGTCGAGCTCGTCGTCGATCATGGTTCGTCGACCACGGTCGCGTCGTGCTCGTGCCGATCGGCGAGAGCTCGTGCGACATCCTCGAACCTCGACCACGCAACCTCCCCACACTGCTCGCATCGCACGGCGTACCCGTGCGGGTTGTCGGGGTGCACGTTCACCACTGCAACCACGGGGCCGACCACCCGGACGAGAGCAGCGGGCCGGCGCCCGCGGCCCGGTTACACCCGGGGTGCGACACGGCCATGCGGGATAGGTCGAGCACGGCGTCGGGGTACAGGATCACGGGGTCGAGGTGATCGACGTCGAACGGCTCACCCTGCCGCACGGGTAGGCCACACCTCGAGCACGGCGCCGGCAGGCTCGAGGCGAACCCGGCCCGGATCCTCGAGCGGGTACGCGCGGGTACATCCGACCACTTCACGAGATCACCGATCCCCGGTCGCGAGCACTCGCACGTCGACGAGCTCGTCCCACGCTGCACGCTCGGCCGCGGCAACGGCGGCGACCCGGCAGAGGGCGCACGTCGACGGGGTGCCACCGGGGCACCCGTGCTCGCACTCTGGCGCGTTGAACCTCACACCCCCAGTATCTGACAGCCCTGCGACATCGCGTCATCATCATTGGTCGTCGTCCTCCCGGTGTACGTGCTCGAGGGGGTATTGGATCCAGGGGGTGCACCGGTGCACCCGGTCGTGTGCGAGTGCCACATCGACCGCGAGGAACTCTGCGGTGAGCTCGTCGAGGGTCTCCCGGGTGAGCCCACACATGACGAGGTACACGGTCGCGTCAATCATGGGACCGCAGCGAGCTCCGCACGGCGAGCACCGCGAGGTACCCGTCCGAGATCCGGGCCGTGATCCGCTGCAACCGGGCGAGCTGGTGGTGGTCGTCGCGGGCCGCGCGCCGGTGTTCACCGATGAGATCCTCGACGCCCTCGAGCAGCCGAAGCACCTCGTCGAGGATGTCGACCACGACCTCGAGCGGGGGTAGCTCGTCCTCGTCGGGGGTCGACTCGGATGTGGGTTGATCCTCGGACACGGGCACGTCCTTTCATGGGCGCCTGTCAGTCCGCGCGAAGCGCGGTCCGCTTATGCGTTTCGCCTACATAGTGCGCACCGACCCGGCTCGGCGCCGTGCTCACACTCGTCGAGCGGTGTCGCGGTCGTTGCGTGCAACGTTTTGAAGTAGGTAAGGACGTCCGGACCCCCGTCTCCACCCGGGGCCGGCCCGGTGCCAGGTGGCGACACGGACTCGCTGTCCACCACTAGCGACCTGCGCGTTTGCCGCTGCTTCGGGTCGTGGGCGACGTCGAACACGTCCGCGAGTGCGGCGACCCGCGCGCGTTTATCGCGGGCCCGTGCCCGGTAGTCGAGTAGGTAGCGCATGCGTTCGCGTGTGGCGTTGCGCGCGTCGCGGGCGATCCGGGCGACGTACTCACGGCCCGCGTCGAGCAGCGTGTCGACGGCCTCGACCCACACGCGCACGTAGGACACATGGACATCGGTCGTGCCGTGTCCGACGCGGTCGCCGTGCACATGCTCGACGAGCCCGTCGTCGACGAGCTCACGCAGTGCACGCGAGATCGTGCGGGGGTGGGTGTAGCCGGCGCGGTGCGCTAGCGCGCGGTGCGAGATCTCGACGTCGTGCCCGTCGGGGTCGACGACCAGGAGCAGCGACCGCAGCGTTTGCCACGCTCGAGCCGACAGCGTCGCGCGCGGGCCGTTCGCCTCGAGGGCGAGAGCTAGGTGGAAGGGCGAGAGCGACACGGGGGGCGACCTAACTGGTTAGGTGCGCCCCGGCCCGGTATCGTGCCGTACACGCACGAGGGACCGACTCGTGAGATCCGGTGCCGTGGCTAGCGGCGATCGGACGTAGCTTGAAACCTAGCGGGGCCGACCACGTCGGCCCCGCTTTGCTGCACTGCACGGCGTGTCGCATCATCGCGCACACTTCTTCCCCCGAAGCGGGGCGACTGGTCTGCACCCCGATCCGACCCGGTTTACACCCGGCCGTCACCCATGGCAACCGTGGTCCCCGCCGGCCGCGGGATGATCCCACCGGGCACCGACACGACGTCGGCGACGTCGGCGACGTCGGCGGGGTGCGGTACGGTGTGCGTTCCTACTAGCCGGGAGCACTAGCCATGATCCGTGAAGACGGGGTACTCACGCCCCACTGCCCGATGTGCGGTCACGTCGGCATGATGATGCCGAACGTCGCGAACGCGTGGTGCACCGGGGGCGATGACTGCCCCGTCATCATGTGGAACCCGTACCGGCCCGCAGCGGAGCAGCTGCCCGGGGTCGAGCCGACGATCGTCGGGTCGATGCTGTGCGCGAACTGCGCGCGGGTCGTCGACGTGAGAGACGTCGCGTGGGTTGCCGATGACATCGCCGTGTGCGGCGACTGCCTCGAGGCGACCCGATGAGCAGCACCCTGGTAACGGTCGCGGCCTATGCGACCGCGCGGCGGCTCTCGGAACGGCAGGTGCAGCGCTACGTGCGCGACGGGCGGATCCCCGGCGTGGTCGAGGTTGACGGGGTCCGGTTGATCCCCGCGGACGCGGCCCCGACCCCCGTACGCGCGGAGCTCGTGCCGGCGACGTCGCCGACGTCGCCCAGCTCGCCGCCGGCGATGCTCGGTGAGCTCGGCACCCTCGAGGATGCCGCGGCACTGCTCGGCACGAGCCCGCACATGGTGCGCGTCATGGCAGACGATCCGATCACCCCGTTCGTCGTGCGCCCATGGGGGCCGGCCGGCGCGCTACGCGTGTACGTCGTGCCGCGGTGAGATGGTGGGACATGGTCGCCGTGCTCGTGCTCGTGCTCGTGCTGTACGTCGTGTGCGTGTGGGCGTGGGTGTTCTAACGGATCGCCCGCCGGGTGAGCAGCGCGACGAGCGCACCCGTGAGTGCGGCGACGACCCCGAACCACGGTTGCGCGTCGTCCGGCAGGTCGAGGACGATCGGGCCGATCACGACGAGCACGAGCAGGATCGTCGCGAGGATGAGCGCGAGCACCACCCGCGGCGACCACGTCGACGTCGCCCCGGGGCCCGTGGTCGCGGCCTCGATATTGATGACGCGCTCGGCGACGGACAGCCCGAACCCGTCCGCGCCGACGACCTGCCGGTCGAGGTTGATCACCCGGCTCGCCGTGTTCCCGGGGGTGTCCTGCGCGCCGGCGACGTTCTGATCGAGGTGAATGGTCCGGTACCCGATGGAGCCGATGTCGGCGCGACCGGCTGCGACGTCGGGCCCGCCGGCGTACACCCACCCGGCGATATTGGCGACCTGCGCCGCTAGGGTCGCTTGCTGCTCGTCTGACAGTGCCATGAGGAACCCTGCCCCTTCACCCTCGTGCTGGTCGTTGCGTGAGTCGTGTTCCCAGTGCCACGGCTCCGGGAGGGACCCGCCGGCGGTCGCCCACCCGGGTTGATACCACCCGTGCGCGGGGCCGTTGTGCCGGAGCCACTCGTGGCGGGGGGCCCCGAACCCGCCCAGGCCGGCCAGGTCGACGGCGCACCCGTGCGACCACTCGCCGTGTATCGACTGCCCTACCGGGATCGTGGTCAGGCCGATGTCGCGCATGTGCTGCTGTGCCGCGCGGTCCCGGTAGCAGCTCCACCCGTCGCTCGGCAGGAGGTCACCCAGTCCGGCCGCTTGCATCCCGGCGCGGATCCGCGCGTAGCTTGCCGCGGTGACGTGCGGGGCAGTGTGCGAGGATCCGTCGCCGTTGGTCCCGGGGAGCGTCGAGAGCGCCCCCGGGGGGGCGGTCCCGTTGTCGGCGCTCACCGCGATCATTAGACGTAGTCCAACGCCTCGACGTCGAGGCACACCGGGCGCGCCGGCGTATCGGCCGGGGTCTGGAAGCCGGCCGTCGTCGGGAACACTTGCGCGGAGACGGCTTGTCCCGCGGCGAGCCACATGATCCCGGTGACGGTGAACTCCTGCGCGGCGCCCGCGGCCCCGGCCGCGATGAGCTGTCCACTGGCGATCACGCGCGCGAGGTAGGCCGATGCCGACCCGGAGATCGTCGCCGACGCGAGGAACAAACCCGCCTTGTCGATCACGTACGTCGAGCCGACCCGGTGCAGTGCGCCGGAGATCCCCCCGAACAACCACGCCTCAGAATCGAACGGGACCGTGTTCCAGGTTGATTGCGCGTACCCCCCGGTTAGTACGGTCATGCGGAGCCGGCCGGAGGGGCGTTTCTTGTTCTCGACCCCGAGCGCGAGAGCCTTGATCGCGTCATCCCCGTCGACGACGTGATCGGTGCCTACCGGGTAGGGAAGTCCGCCGGGTGTTGTTGCCATGATTCCTCCGGTCGTTAGGCGGCGACGCCGCGTAGGTCGTTCCAGGTGAGCGCGGGGTCCCACTGGTCCCACGCCCACGTCGGGTCGAGCTCGTCCCACGCGACGGACCCGCCGATCCCCGCGGCCGCGGACGCGGTGAGCTCGAGCACCCACCTGCCGCCGGTGTACCGGTAGGTGCCCCCCTCGAGGTAGACCGACGCGGTAGCGCCGGCCGGTGACCAGTAGGGCAGGTCCCCCAGGACGAGGGGCGCCCCGATCCGGGAGGTGCCGTCGAGCAGGTCGAGCACGAGGGCGACCCCCGCGGCGCCCGGGTCGACGTCCTCGTCGTCGAGCGCGAGACCTTCGACACGCCACCCGTCCGGCGACGATCGCGACAGGATCCGGTCGGCGACGGTTGTCGCGTCCGCGGCGGCTTGCAGCTGTGTCGTGACGGACACGCCGCGGGTGCCGTGGGTCGCCTCGAGGCCGGGGTCGATCACCCGCTCGACCGCGTCGGTCGGCTTCGGGAGGCCGTCGTTGTCGACCCCCTGGACCTTCCACTTCACCTCGACGCGGGTGACGACGTCGGCGACGTCCTGTATCCACTCGACGTCGTCCCGCAGGATCGAGCACGCCGAGAGGTCGAACCCGGTCCCGGGGTCGGCTTGCACGAGAACGATCACCCCGTCGACGAGCTCGAGCTCGAGCAGCGGGGTCCGTAGGCCGGGATCCTCGAGCCGCAGGTACGCCCCCAGCGACTCGTGTACCGCCGGCCAGAGCACCCCGTCGACGGAGATCGCGAGCTCCCGGAGCAGCGCTGTCGCGCCTTGCGTGTCGACGTCCCGGTACGTCATGAGGGTCTGGTCGATCGAGGTGTCGATGTCGATCGAGATCGGTAGGCCGGCGAGCTCGAGGATCCGGTGAGCCCGGTCGGCGAGCGGCTCGACCGGCCACGGGTCGTCGCCGATCTTCCGGTTGTCCAGGTCCGCGGTGAACCCGACCGCGGCGACCTCGAGCGTCGGGGCCCCGTCCCATGAGCTTTTCAGGTCGGTGATCCGACCGGAGAACACGAGCACCCCCCGGGAGGTGCCGGCCGCGGGGGCGATCACCTGCGCGTCGTCGACGTACAGGGTCCCGGTGTCGTCCCAACTCAGGGTCGGGTCGAGCGTGTCCCAGGTGAGGGCCGGGGCGAGCTCGTCCCACGCGGGGCCGGTCGGGTCGAACCGGAGGTACAGGCCGACCCACGCCCCGTCGAGCTGCACCGTGTGCTCCGCGGTGAGCGTCACCCACGCCCCCGACCCGTTGATTGTGCGGGGCGTCCCGGCGGGGGTCCCGGCGTCCGCGTAGGGCCCGGAGAACAGTGCAGCGCGTACCGTGACTGACGACCCGGTCGGGAGCCAGAGCGACAGCGTCGTCGCCCAGGTCTGCCCGACCGCGGTCGTCGGGATCGCGTCCCACGCGTCCGGGTTCGTGCCGGCCGGCGCGAACGGCGCCGGCGCGAGGTACACCCCCGCGGGTACCCCGGCGGTGAGCGGGTGCACGGCGAGAGCGTTCGCGCCCGTGTGGGTGCGGGTGCCCGTGCGGGCCGCGGTCGCCCCCGTCGCCGACCACGTCACGGCGGCAATCTCGAAACCCGGGTTGGTGAACGTGTCGCGGGTCGGGTCCGGGTAGGTGTCGCCGTGCGCCTCGACGTCGACCCGGTGCCCGACCCGGTACGTCGAGCCGAACCCGGCGCCGGTCGGGTCCCACACGTTGAACGTGCACGCGTCCGGGGAGGGTTGCGTCATCGTGTCGGGGCGCCCCCACGCGACGGCGAGATCCGACAAGATCGTCGGGGCGGTCGGGTCGTCACCCGGGGAGCCGTCCGCGGCACGGGCCCCGTCGACGAGCACAATGCACGACACGCCCGTGGTCATGCGATCACGACCCCGACCCGGCGCCGGTCGTCGGCCCGCAGGATCGTGCGAATCTGGCGGGCGACCCCGACCGGGTCGAGGGCCCCGTTGACGTTGATCGTCACCCCCGAGCGGGCGACCGCCGGCGCGAACGCGGTCGCCGACACGCCCGGCACGGTCCCGGACGACCCGCCACCGGCGGCGAACGGCCACACGTCGATCGAGCCGATCCCGTCGACGATGTCCTGTAGCGCTTTGGGCATCTTGATCTTGCCGATCCAGTCGATCACCGATTCGATGGCGTCGCCGACCGCGTCGAACGCGTCCGACACGGCGTCGATCGGGCCCTTGAACGTCTCGAGCGCATCCCCGGTGATCTTGGCGACCCAGTCGATCACTGCCGAGATCGCATCGACTACCGCGTCGAACCCGGTTTTTACCGCGTCGATCCCGACTTGGATCACGGGCCAAATAGCATCCCACGTGTCCTGAAAGAAAGTTGTTTTAGTGGCAATAAGTACAATGGCGGCAATGAGCGCCACAACGGCGATAATGACAATTCCAATAGGGTTAGCGGACATTGCCGCATTCAGTAGCCATTGGACCGCAGCCCACGCTTTAGTCGCGACGTTAGCGGCTTCGGTCGCGACCGTGTTCGCGATCCGGGCCGCGGTGTCTTTGATCGTGGTCAGCGACAGTGACTCTTGAGCGACCTTGAACAGCATGGTCGAGCCCTCGACGGCGTCGAGGCCGGTCGCGAGCAGCCCGGCGGCCTCGGCGGCCCCGTCGAACCCGGCGAGCTCGAGAGCCCCCGTGAGTGCGGAGAGCCCGGTCGCGGAATCGCCGGCACGGCCCCCGACCGTGTCGATCTTGTCGGCGGCGCCCGACGCGGCCCCGGCGGCTTTGTCGAACGCGCTGGTCGCGTCGGTCGCGTCGGCGACGATGTCGACGGCGAGAACAACCGTTTTCCCTGCCACCGGATCACCCCCGTTTCATTCGGGCCGCTTGTTCTTCGAGGATCTCGAGGGCCGTATACACCGTTTCCTCGTCCTCGTGCCGCCATGCCGCGGGCGCCGTGTTCGTGGCGATCGCGAGCTCGACGATCACCCGGCCCCAGGATCCGGCCGGGTAGGGTCCACGGGTTCCACCTCGAGCTCGACGACGTCGACACACTGCGCCTTGAACGCTTCATATTTGAGATCGGCCGGGATCTCGCCGGCGCGCCGGCCGGCGACCCACGCAAGCAGCATGAGAAACCCGACCGGGTTCTCCTGCCGGGTCGGCCAGTCCGCGTGTCGCTTGTAGGTGAACGCGAGCACGTCGTGGTCGATCGCCCACACGGTCACGTCGAACGAGTCGACCTCATTCTCGCGTTCGATGTGCAGTCGCTGCCGGACCCCGGCGAACGTACTCACGCGCCCTTCACCCCCTGGACGAGATCCTCGAGCTCGGCGACGTACAAGCCGACCCACTGGTCTTCGCTCGAGCTCGTCGCGTCGGTGATGAACGGATTAGCGGTGATGTGGTGCGCCGGCCAACCGTTGTGTATCGGGCCGGCGTACACGAGATCGGACCCGAGGGCGACGTCGTCGACGTCGGCGACGGCGCGCAAGGATCCGACCAGGCGCCCCGACCGCACGGGGGTCCGGGGTCGGGCCCGCGCCAGGATGAGGGCCCCGACCCGCTCGTTCACCCCGGTCAGGTCGGCGAGATCGTCGCCGACTTCCCGCATGGTGCGGGTCAGGTCGTCGCCCCCGGTGACGTTGAACGCGCCCGTCATGCGACCGCATCCCCGTAGGTGTACGCGGTCGCCGGGTCGAAATTGATGAGGGTGAACGCGAGATCGGAATTGAGGTAGTCGCCCTGCGCGTCGGCCCCGAACTTCAGCGGGGCGAGCTTGAGGGTCCCGGTCGCGGTCGTGCCGACCGCGGTCGAGGGGGTGAACGTGAAATCGGCGACCTCGCCGATGTGGTCGTTGCAGAGCGCGAACAGGCCCGCAGACTTGCCGGCGTCGACGTCGACGTTTCCCTCGAGCGCGTAGTCGATCACGTCGGGGGCGGCTTTCGTCGTCCCGCAGAGCATCTCTTTGGTGTCGCCGACCGTGATGTTCGGGACGATCGCTGCGTCGTTCACGAGACACGACACGTCGATCTCGGTGCCCGTCATCCCGATGGACAGCATCCCGGGCCCGAGATTGCCGGTGCCGTCTGCCGTGGTTGCCATTGGTCATTCTCCGATCGTGATAGTCGAGATCCAGGTCAGCCGGTAGGCCGGCATGGGGTCGCCCCCGTTGGGGTCGTTGATCGCGTCCCGGGTGAACGTGGTGAACGGCAGGACCCCGGCGACCGCGTCGAGCAGCTTGGACAGTGCCGACGTCGCCGACGTCGCCCCCGTGTCACCCACGACGAGGTAGGCGACCCAGTCGATCGAGAGCCGGCCCCGGTCGAACCGGAACGCCCCCTCCGGGGGGATGACGTACGCGCACGGGGTGTTGAGGTTGCGCACGTCGGCGACCGCGTGCACCCCGGCCGACTCGAACACGGCGAGCACGTCGGCGACCGCGGCCTCGAGGCTCACCCGAGTGCCGGTCGTGTCAGGTGGAGCAGGTAGTCGACGTCGCCGTCCCGGCGCGGCAGGTAGACGACGTTGTCGGTGAACGCCTCGATCCCGGCGGGGGTGTTACGGCGCCGGTACCAGCGTGCGGCGAGCATGGTCGCCCCCAGGGTCGCGTCGGCCGGCCAGTCGACGACTGGGGGGTCGAGGTTCGCGAGGTTCGCCACGTAGGGGGTCTGGGCGACCCACGCGTTCGTCGCGGCGACCGCGGCGTCGATCACGGCGTCGTCGGAGGTACCCGGCTCGAGCTTGAGCCAGTTCCGCACGTCGTCCGCCGTGATCGCCACCGGGTGCCCCTACTTGTTCGAGCGGCGCCGTGCGCCCTCGTCGGCGACGTCGGCGACGTCGTCGGCGACGCCCCCGGCGCCGACCTTGATGACGCCCTTGACGTTGAACAGTCCGGGCGCCCCCATGCCCCAGATGGCGTTGTCCTGCCCGAGCTTGGCGACGTCCTCCGCGGTCGCCGTGTATGGGCCGTCCTCGATCCACTTCGCGCCGCGCGGGTTCGTCACAAGCAGCGTCCCGGCCGGCGCGAACGGGTCGTTGACGATCGGCGGCAGACCGGCGACCTTGATCTCGAGGCTCGACGCGTCGACGGTGCCACCGGCGTTGTTCGTCCCGTACGGGGCCGGGTAGAGCCCGTCGAGGCCGGCGATCGCGAGGAACACGTCATCGGACGCGATGACGATCGAGGCCGGCTGCCCCGTCGCGGTCCGTACCTGCATCGACGCGGAGAACAGTGCATGCCGCAGCTCCGACGTGCTGCCGGCGACCGGGTCCCATGAAATCGTCGCCGCGGTCGCCCCGGCAACCACTGCCGTCACGAACACGAAATCGGTCACGTAGTTGTAGCCGGACAGCAGCAGCTCCATATATGCGGCCCTGTACTCAGGTGTGGAGCGCTTGAGCAGCTGGTACGAAATATCCGATCCGCCGGCGTACGTCTTGAGCGTCGCCGTGCCTTTCTTGAAGCTCACCTTCACCGACGTGATCTCCGACTTTTCGGTGAGCTGCTCACCGACGAGTGTCTTGACGTCGCCGTCCCAGTACGGCCACGACACGTCGTTCCCGGACGCGGGCGCCGGCTGCACCCCGAGCGCGGTGATCGTGGGCCGGTCCGCGTCAATGATGCCCTGGATTTCGGCGAGCCAGGACGGGGGGGTCACGCCCGGGTTGTCGCTCGTGATCTGATCGACGAGCGCGAACGGCTCGACCCGCCCGTCGAACGCTTGTTCGTAGTAGTCCGCCAGGGACAGGAACGCGGAGAACCGGTGCGGATCCTTGCGCTGCGACTCGAGGAACGGGGCGAGCTGGTCGGCGAGCTCCTCGAGGGAGAAAGTCGCCGGGTCGGCCGCGTCCGCCGGAGCGGGTGCGGCCGGCGGTGCGGTCGGGGTCGGCATGGTCGTTCCTTTCGGGGTTGTGAACGTTGCCAGAGCGGCGCCCTGGTTGATCCGGGCCGTGTTGAACTGGGGAACCGACACGCTCGAGATCTCCCGCACGACCCCGGCGAGGGGCACGGGGTCGGTGCCGGTGTCCTCCCCCCACACGCGTGCAGCGATCGCGTCGAGGGTCGCGGCGTCGAGCTCGACCCCGACCGACAGCCCGTCACGGAGCAGCGCGTCAGTCTCGGCGAGCAGCTCGGCCGCGCGCGGGTGATCGGCGATCGCGAACGTGACACGCAACCCGTCATCGGCGTGCACGGCGTCGGTCACGTACCCGGCGGGTCGGTCCTGGTCGTGCTGCACGAGCAGCTTGACCGTGTCGAGCTGGTCGGGCACCCGCAGCGTGTCGCGGGTGAACGTGACATCGACCCCGAACCGTTGGGTGACGACCCCCCACGGGACGGCGAGCCCGGACAGCGTCCGGGTGGCGACGTCGCCGGCGACGTCGGCGACGTCGACGGCGAACGCTTGCAGCGGGGTCGGGGGCACGGCGGTTCTCCCTACGGGGTAGCGATCAACGGCTCGAGGTTGCGAGCCTCGTCGACGTACATGAGCGGCCGGGTCGCCCCGGTCGAGTCGGTCCCGGTCGCGGCGATCGCCGCGGACAGTGCGGTCACCCGGTCGCGGAACGCGTCCCGCTCGAAGTCGGACGTGTCGAATTCGACGCGTGTGCCGTACGGGACGTACAGGCCGACCCGGGTCGAGGTCACCCCGGTCGACGCGATGTAGTACCGGACCCCGTTCATCGACAGTGTTTGGGTGATGACTGACGACCACGGGGCGAGAGCCTCGAGCAGGTCCCGGCGCCGGTCGACGACGTTCGCGTACGTCGTCGAGCTGCCGTCATCCACCCCCAGGTAGTACCCGGGCAGGCCGAACAAGCGCGCGACGTCTTTCGTGATCGCCTCAGTGATCTCGACGAGCTGTAGGTCGCGCGGCGAGTACCCGGGGATTTCATACTCGAGGAACCGGCCTAGGTACCCGGTCGCGCGGGCCG